CTGGAAACACTCCATCTACATCTCCATCACAAGGAGCTAACGGCGGCGGACCAAGAGGCTACACTGGCGGTCACGGCGGCGGAGGCGGTGGTCCTTCAGGATCAACTGGAGGTAACGGACCGAACTACTCAGCTGGTGGCGGCGGTGGCGGTTCTTCAAGTTCTATTACAGGATCTTCAATTACATATGCTGGAGGTGGCGGAGGCGGTGGCCGAGCTAACCCAGGTCATGGAAACGCTGGTGGCGGATCTGGCGGTGGCGGTTCAGGTGCAAACGGAACTGGAGGCGCTGGTACTGACGGACTCGGTGGCGGCGGAGGTGGAGCCAGAGGACAACCTTTTGGAAGTTCACCAACTGCAGGAGGCGCTGGAGGTGACGGAATCGCAATCTTGTCTATACCTTCAGGAAATTATTCAGGTGAAACTACTGGATCACCAAGTGTAACAACAAGTGGTGGTAACACAATTTTAACCTACAGTGGAAATGGAACGTACAAAGGATAATGGCTAGATATTTTGCAAAAATAGGAATTGGAAATATAGTAGATGATGTGTATCACATTACAGGATTTGAAGATGCAACTGATCAAGGTTGTAAAGACTATTTAAGTAATACATACGGAGAAGCTACTTGGGAAGAATGTTATAAAACGACAGTAGACAACCCTAAAAAGAATTACCCATCAGCAGGATTTTATTGGCACCCTGATAATAATTTATTTGCAGGTCAACAAAATTATCCATCTTGGACCCTAAATACTACCAACGGAACATGGGAAGCACCTACACCTAGACCAAGCTTAAGTTTTACTGTAGCAGAAGGTTCCACAGTTGATGATAATACACCAGAACAAAATGCAGAAATAGAAGAAAATGCAAAGTATTATTGGGACGAAGCTTCATTAAGTTGGGTATTGCCTACAGAATAAGATAGTGTATAACACTATCTATGAAAGATAATTATAGAATAGTTAATATATTTCCAACAGGAATTTATTTTGAAGAAATAAAAAATTTCACAGAAAAAAATGTATTAAAGCACAGTGAAAATTATTTTAAGAATGTTCTAAAATCTCATTCAGTAATTAAACCAACTTTAATAGGTTATAAGAAAATACAGACTAAAAATAAACGAGAATTTTTTAAAGATTACAACTGTTATTTATCAGGTATTATCTTTGAAGATGTTGATGAGACGGATAAAATTAATTTTTTTAGACAAAAGTATCAGCATATAAAACCTCATGTTAGTGAATATAATTTATATAATTCTGAGTCTTGGTGGTTTAAGGTAAAAAAAAATCAAATTGTAATTTTTCCTTCATATTTAAATTATAATTTTGAAAACACAACCAAACGTTTAAAAAAAATAAATATTTTTCAAATTATGTTTAAAGGAATAGGAACTTCTTTAGTTATGGATACTATAGATAAAGGAGAAGGAGTAATGATTTGATACAAAATTTATTTATAACTCCAATTTATCAAAAAAATACTTCTTATTTTTTAAATAAAAAACAAATGCAATTTATTAAAACCTGTAAAAGAAAAAACAACAGTTTTAATACATCTAGTTTAAATAGCTATATTTTAGATTTACCTATGTTTAAAAAATTTAAAAAACATATTATGAGTGATGTAGAGGAATATGTTTATAATACTTTAAAAGTAGACAAATCTGTTAAAATATTTATGACTCAGTCCTGGTTTAACTGGACAAATTATTCAGAACAACACCATAAACATGAGCACCCTAATAGTTTTGTCTCAGGAGTATATTACGTTGATGTTGATCCTAAAATAGATAAACTTTTTTTTAATAAAGAAGTTAGAACAGATTTAAGATTAGTTGCTACAGAATACAATGACTACAATTCAGAATCATATTATCTTCCTGTAAGAAATAAAGATATTATATTATTTCCATCTGATTTAAATCATCATGTTGCTACAAAACAAGATAAAAAAGAAAGAATAAGTTTAGCGTTTAATACTTTTTTAAAAGGTAAAATGGGAGACAAAAAAGGATTATGGGAATTAAAACTTTAAAGTTTGAACAAAAAATATTTTTAACTAAAATAAATTTAGTTAAAGAAAATATTGAAATGTTTAAGAAAATGAAACTTCTTAAATATGAAAGAAATTTTAATAATTTTTTTAAAAAAACATATGAAGATGAAAATAAAAAATCTGACATTTATAATCTTATTCAAGAACCTATTGAAAAAATAATAAAAGCTAAGTTTGCTTTACATGAGTGGTGGGTGCAAAAATACGTAAAAGGAAACTATCATGAAATGCATACACATGGCGCAGATCCTTTTAGAAGATCTTTTATTTTATATGTGGATTGTACAAAAAAATCTTCCGCAGTAAATTTTTATGGACCAGGGCATCCTTTAATACATACAGACCCTATTCAAGTAAAACCAGTGAAAGGTATGTTGATTTTATTTCCTTCATTTTTACCCCATGAAGTGTTAAACAACAACGATGATGAAAGATTAATTTTATCAGGAAATATAGAAATAAGATGAACTTTATTGAAGAGTATACCATACCAAATAAATACTGTGATCAATTTATAAATTATTTTAAAAAAAATAATGAATATAAAGTACAAGGTTCAACAGGAAATGGTGTTGTTGATTTAAGTGCTAAAGATTGTAAAGAGTTATATTTTTATAATGAAACACAAGAAAGTTTTATACTTGATTTTTTTAAATTACTTTCAAAACACCTTAGAGAATATATGAATAAATATGAAATGAATGGTGTGTTACATAGTGCTCAATCTCACAAAATACAACATTACGAAAAAAGTAAAGGTTATTTTAAACAACACTATGAAAGATCTGATTTACATAATTTAAATAGAGAATTAGTTTACATGCTTTATTGTAATGATTTGAAAAATGGTGGTACAAATTTTCCATTTCAAAAAGTTAAAACAGAAGCTAAAAAAGGTAAGATGATAATATGGCCAGCTTTTTTTACTCATCCCCATCATGGAATTATTTCTAAACAAAAAGAAAAATATATTGTAACAGGATGGTTTAATATAAAATGAAAAAATTTTTTTACGTAAGTTCACTACCAAGAACAGGACAAACTTTATTAGCATCTTTATTGCATCAAAACAGTAATATTTGTTTTACACCTGAGTCACAAGTTCTTGCTTGTTTATATGGTTTTGCTCAATTTAAAACGTATAGCTCAATATATAATAATTTTAAAAACCCAGTAGCTTTTGATAAATCTGTTCACGCATTTAGAAATAAATATTACAAAGAATTTACAGATGCAAAATACATATTAGAAAGAGGTCCTTGGGCAACTCCTTACAATAGGAACATGCTAGCGTCTTTTGAAAAAAAACCAAAATTTATAATTATCTATCGACCTATATTAGAAGCACTGGCAAGTTTAATAAAAGTAGAAAAACCAAATTTAGATTTACCTGTACTTACAAGATGTCAACATCTTTTGTCTCCAGGTGGTGCATTTCATCAAGGTCTGTTATCTATAAAAGGCTCTTTAAAAGAAGATCATATAATCATTCATTACAAAGACATTGTTTCTAAACCTAAAGAAACAGTTAAAAAAATATATAATTATATGGGTTTGAATTTTAAAGATATAAAAACAACTAATTTAGATCAGTATCAAGTTAAAGGTATAAAATATAATGATGTTATGTTAGATGGCATTCCACATCAAAACTTACACACAATACGAACAGATAAAATTAAAGCAAGAAAATATAGCTACAAAGATATTTTACCACAAAGCATAATAGATCAATATAAAGATGCTGATATTTTATGAGGATACTAGTATTTGGTTTGCCAGGATCAGGAAAGACAACATTTGCAAGACAGTTATCTGCAGGTCATGCATACTTCAATGCTGACGAAGTTAGAAAAATGTTTAACGATTGGGACTTCTCTGCAGAGGGTAGAACTAGACAAGCACAAAGAATGGGATCTTTATCTTCTCTTGTAGATGGTCACGCGATTATAGATTTTATTTGTCCATTTGATGAAGACAGACTTGAGTATGATGTTAGAGTTTGGATGAATACAATTAAGAAAGGCAGATTTGATGATACAAATAAAATGTTTGAGAAACCAACGCACTGTCATTTTGAAATTACAAACTTTGATTATCAAGATGTAATAAAGAAGATCCGTGATAAATTATAAAAATGCAAATAAGAATATACGATAATTATTTTACAGAAAAAGAATGTAAAGAATTAATAGATTTATATGATAAATATAAGTATCTTGCAGTTCCTTTTTATAATGTAATACCTTTAAAAGTAAAAAAGTTATTACCTAAAAAATTTATTGATAAGATAAATAAAACATCTAAAGACATCAACAAATGTAAAATAGATTGGATTGAAGTTGTTAAATGGCCTATTGGAGCGTATAAAGATCTTCATTATGATTCTGATAAAAACACAACCTTATTAAGCTCCGTTGTATTTTTAAATGATGATTATGAAGGTGGACACTTTTATTTTGAAGATAATAGTGTTATAAAACCAAAGACAGGAAGAGCTTTATTCTTTAATGGTAATTACTATCAACACGGAGTTTCGAAAGTAGATAAAAAAATTAGATGGCAACTAACGGCATTTTATGAATAGTATAACAATAGTAGGTGGTGGAACAGCAGGACTTGTTACAGCCTTAATATTAAAGACTAGATTAAAAGTAAAAATAAAAGCTATCGTTCCTAGCAACATTGGTATTATTGGAGTTGGTGAAGGATCTACAGAACACTTTGATGATTTTAAACAACATTTAAATTTAGATGTTAGAACTGTTTTAAAAGAAACAAATGGTACTTTAAAGTCTGGTATTATGTTTGAGGGTTGGAATACAAAGCATAAAAAATATTTACATCACATACAACACTTGTGGCAATTAAAGTTTGGCTTAAATTCTAGAAATTATGAATATCTTATGTCCCACAAATACAGTGCAGAACATTTTGTACCTAAATGTTTCTTTAAAAATAAAGTAGAGTTGATTGATCCAAATGGTAATTTAAGTCAATATCATTTTAATACTTTTAAATTAAATGAATACTTAACGAAACTTTGTAAAGAAAGAAACATAGATATTATAGATGATGAAATAGTTAATGTAAAAATAAATAAACAAGGTATACAAAATCTTAAAGGTAAAAAAGCAACTTACAAAAGTTGTTTCTACATAGACTGCACAGGTTTTAAAAAATTACTTATTAGTAAATTAGGAGCAAAATGGAAATCATATTCTAAATATTTAAAAACAAATTCTGCAATAGCTTTTCCAACAGAAGACCAAAAAGAATATAATATATGGACTTTATCAAAAGCAATGAAATATGGTTGGATGTGGCAGATTCCAACCTATGGAAGAACAGGCAATGGATATGTATTTAGTAATAAGTATACAGATAAAGAAGGTGCAAAAAAAGAAGTAGAAAAACTATTAGGTAAAGAAATTCAAATTGCTAAACACATTGAATATGACCCAGGTGCACTAGATAAACCTTGGATAAAAAATTGTGCTGCTGTTGGTCTTTGTGCAAACTTTGTTGAGCCGTTAGAAGCAACATCGATAGGCACTACAATACAACAAGCTTTTTTGTTAATGCAGTATCTTGATAATTATACAGAAAGAACAATTAATACATATAATAAACAAGTAAAAACTATAATGGAAAACATAAGAGATTTTATACAACTTCATTATATAACAGATAAGAAAAACACAGACTTTTGGAAAGACGTTAGTAAAGTAGAACCTTCAGATACTCTAAAACAATATTTAGAAATATGGAAATCAGGTCATCTTATAAAAGGTACAGACATGGAAGTCATAGGACCTTATAATTTATTCTCTCTATTTAAAGAAGACAATTTTAATATGATTGCTTATTTTAATGGTTTAATAAATATAAGTAAACTTAAACAGAATTATTATTCTATAGATAAAAGCTTACAAAAATATTGGTTTGAAAAAAACATAAAAAATGGTATTATTCTACGTAATAATACTATTATTGGTACAAAGTCACATAAAGAATTTATAAAAGAAATACATGCTTAAGAAAAATTTTTTATCTAAAAAAGAACATAAAGATATTTATAGTTTAATATCAGGAAGTTATTTTCCTTATTTTGCAAAAAAATATCAACTAAGTAATAATAAGAAAGCCACGATAAAATACGAACATTTATTTACTCATATATTTATGGACAATGAAAAGATATGTAGTGATTGGTTTGAAAAAGTAATTATACCTTTTGCACTTCGTTTACCTATTGATAGATTATTATTTGCAAGAATGAATCTTCTTGTAAATCAAGGAGAACCGTATAAATCTGGGTGGCACACAGATTTTACTTCTGACAAATTAGTTACAGGAGACTGTGTTACAGCTGTTTATTATTTTAATACAAATAATGGAGCTACTGAAATTAAAGGTGAAAAGCCTATAAAATCAATTGCAAACTCTATGCTTTCCTTTCCTAGTAATAAATTACATAGAAGCATACAGCATACAGACACAACATTTAGATACGTATTAAATTTAAACTATTTACCTAGATTAAATGGGAGATAAATCAATAAAGAAAGTAGTTATAGTTGGTGGCGGATCATCTGCTATGTTAGCTGCTGCATTCATTTCTAATAATACTAATTATAAAATAACAGTAGTTGATAAACCCGGTGGATTGCCTATCGGTGTAGGTGAAGCTACATTAATAAATTTTAAACCTTTTATGGAAGCGTGTGGTTTTGATTTTAACGAGTGGTTTAAATACTGTGATGCAACATACAAGACAGGCATTCTGTTTCCTGGTTGGACAAAGAAAAAAGTATGGCATCCTTTTAAAATGAATCCTATGAGTAAACTAACTGATTTTAATAAAGAAGATAAAAATGGCTTTCATGTGGACTGCTTGAAGTTAGCAAAATTTATAAAAGAAAAGATTAAACACAAAGTAACTTTTATAGAAGACACTGTAACAGGTCAAAATGGAAATTACATTAGTTGTGAAAAGAATGGTGAAATTGTAGGTGATGTATTTATTGACTGTACAGGATTTAAATCTAAACTTCATTATTCAGATAATGCAAATCTTTCTAAAAGATTAATTTGTGATACAGCGATTGCTGGACATGTTGAGTATGAAAATGAAAAAGAAAAAAGAAAGTATGTAATATGTGAAGCTGTATCTTGTGGTTGGATATGGAAGATACCTGTAAGACATAGAATAGGAACAGGTATAGTATTTAACAAAAGAATAACCTCAGCCGAAGAAGCTGCAAAAATATTTACAGATCATTGGAAGGGTAGAGTTAAAGTAAGAAAAGTAATTGATTGGACTCCATACTACAAATTAAGACCCTGGAAAAATAATGTTATAGCTTTAGGTTTATCTGCTGGTTTTATAGAACCATTAGAAAGCACAGGTTTAGCATTAGCTATGGAAGGTGCTTATCAGTTTGTTAATTTAACAGAGTCAGGGTACATAAAACAATCAACTAGACTTTTATATAATTCAATAATGACATCTTTCTTTGAGGAGTCTATAGACTTTGTTGCAATGCATTATCTAGTAAGTAATAGAAAAGAAAAATTCTGGCAAGAAGCTAGAAGATTGAAAAAACCAGTTCAAATGAATTATTATAATAAAAAACTAAAAGATACTTTGAATTATAAAAATAGTAAATATAATTTTTTTGGAGGTAATAATTGGGTAACATGGCTAAAACAAATTTAAAAGATTTTATATTTAAGAAAAATTATATACCTAAATTAATATGCACAGGTATTATTAATAAAATTAAAGATGCTAAAACAAAACAACATCAATGGTATCATTATAACAGTGATAAATTTGATAGTTATAAAAGTAAAGAACCTCAAATTTTATGGGCTGATGAAACAACTCAAGCTAACTTAATAAGATATGTAAACAAGGCTATAGTTGATTACGAAAAAAAACATATAAAAATGATAAATAGAATATCACCTATTAGGTTTAACATGTATCACAAAGGACTTACTATGAGGGAACACACTGATTTTATTCATAGTATTTTTGATGGTAAAGAAAAAGGAATACCAATAATTTCCATAGTTGGTGTTTTAAATGATAGTTATAAAGGAGGTGATTTTCTAATGAATAAGGAGAAAATTTCTTTTAAGACTGGTGATATTTTAATATTTCCTTCAACCTTCTTATATCCTCATGTTGTAAAAGAAGTTACAGAAGGTATACGTTATTCTTTTGTTGCTTGGGCTTACTAAATGAAAGTTATACAAAATTTTATATCACATAAAAAATGGTCTAATATTTATGAAACATTTCCACTTTTAAAAAAATTAAATCCATCAAAAATATTAAACATAAGAGCAAACCTATGTCTAAAAAGACCTATGATTTGTCACTGGCATGTAGACGATTGGACAAAAAATTTAAAGCACAAAACCGCTATTTATTACGTAAATACTAACAATGGGTCTACTGTGTTTCAAGGTCGTAAAGTCAAAAGCGTCAAGAATAAAGTGGTGATATTCAATGCTAATGTCACACATAAGGCCGAATATCAAACTGACACTGATGTTAGAATGGTCATAAATCTTAATTATAATCTTTAATTTTAATATAAAGTCAGTATAATGGCGCATTATGGCATTACAAAAAGTACAGTTCTTACCAGGCTTTAATAAACAGATTACAGATACTCAGGCAGAAGGCCAATGGGTCGATGGTGATAACGTAAGATTTAGATATGGCACACCTGAAAAGATAGGTGGTTGGCAACAACTTGGTAATAATAAGTTAACAGGTTCAGCTAGAGCCATGCACCATATTGTAAATAGAGGTGGTCAAAAGTTTTCAATCATAGGTACCAATAGAATTTTATATGCTTACTCAGGAGGTGTATTTTATGACATACATCCTATTGAATCTACAACATCACTTACAAATGCTTTTACCACAACAAATGGATCTACGGCTGTAACTATAACTTTTGGATCTGGTCACAGTCTTGCGCCCGGAGATATAATTTTATTAGATAATTTTACAGCCATTACAAATTCTAATTACTCAGCATCAGATTTTAATGACAAAAAATTTATGGTGACTACAACACCAACTAACTTAACAATAACAATTACTATGCCTTCTGCAGAAACAGGATCAGGTGCTACAGCATCTGGTGGTATAAGAGTTCAAACATATTATGCCGTTGGACCAGCAGAACAGTTGCCAGGTTTTGGTTGGGGTTTAGCTACTTTTGGTGGCACAGTGGCCAACGCACTTACAACAACTTTGAACGGAGCTATTAATGCATCTACAACAACTATAGTTTTAACAAGCTCAGTTAACTTTCCATCGACAGGTACAAATCATATTTCAATAGACAATGAAGATATTTCTTACACTGGAATCTCAGGCAACACATTAACAGGCGTGACTCGAGCAGCGAGAGGCACAACAGCAGCATCGCATTCTAATGGCGCAACAATTACAAACACTTCTGATTTCGTAGCATGGGGCGAAGCTGCATCAGGTGACTTAGTAATTGATCCAGGCCTTTGGTCTATTGATAACTTTGGTGGTAAAATTATTGCACTGATACATAATGGACAAGTTTTTGAATGGGATTCAAATGCAGCAAACGCAACAGCAACAAGAGCTACAATTATTTCTGGTGCACCAACTGCATCAAGAGATATGCTAGTATCAACGCCTGATAGGCACTTAGTATTCTTTGGAACTGAAACAACAATTGGTGATCCAACAACACAAGACGATATGTTTATAAGATTCTCTGATCAAGAAAATATTAATTCATACACACCCACGGCAACTAACACAGCCGGCACACAGCGACTTGCAGATGGTTCTAGAATTATGGGAGCTGTTAGAGGTAGAGATGCAATTTACGTTTGGACAGACACTGCTTTATTTACACAAAGATTTATTGGTCCACCATTTACATTTGGTTTTGCACAAGTAGGTACAAACTGTGGATTGATAGGTCAGAACGCTGCAGTAGAAGTAGATGGTGCTGCATATTGGTTTTCAGAAAATGGTTTCTTTAGATACTCAGGTGCTCTACAATCTTTACCTTGTTTAGTAGAAGATTTTGTATTTAATGATTTAAACACAACGGCAAATCAACTTATTAATGCAGGATTAAATAACTTGTTTGGTGAAATTAATTGGTTCTATTGTTCTTCTGGTGCGACAGTAGTTGATAGATGTGTAACTTTTAATTATGTTGAATCTTCAGGTGAAAGACCTGTTTGGACTACAAGCACATTAGATAGAACAACTTGGCAAGACTCTGCTGTATTTGGTAAACCTCAT